CTATGGACTTGGCCGCTATTTCATAATTGGTTGGCTGGTGTTCTACGGCACCGATGATTATGTCACCACCTGCGTCTATCTTCATTTCTACTATCCTGAACACACCGTTTAATCCTATGTGTTCATTTTCAATGTTGATTAGGTCTCCAACACCTGTGTTGGATGTTGCCAATGTCGTGCCGAAGGTGACATATTTTGAAGTCCTTGATCTCTTGGTGAATACTTCTCCATATTGTAATGCCTGTTCTCTGCTGGTCACCGTTGGCAACACGATCTCTTTCTGTAATCTCTTGCCGTCATCTTCTGCCAGCATGGCCACATCGATGGCGCTACCTTCTTCAGGATACACCACTTGGTTTGGTTGGAAAGATACATTGTCGTCGGTGCCTGGATCCACAAAGGTCACAATACATCTGTTGATCTTTGCGTTCTTGTGTTCGCCCTCGAGACTCATACCACCAACAATATGATCATTGGTGACTGAGAACACCGTTGATGGATTTGTTGGCGTTGCTGAGATATCTGTGTTGTCACCACCGTGTTCAATCTGTAATTTGTATTTGCCCTGTTGGTATGGCATGATGCCCCTGAAACCCATTAACAATATTTTACAATTGGCCAAGATGCTGTTGGCAGTATTGACCACAGCATCTGAAGTGAATGCCTTGCCTGTTGTTGTCGAAGTGTATGTGACAGTTTGATCACATAGATCCGCCGCTGTCTTAAAACTGGCAAAATCAAATGCGTCATTGGCCAATCCTTTACCGTAGCGGTTCGATCTCATATAATCCAAGAGCACAGATACAGGATTGTTATCAAACACCACGGTTTCATTGTCATACAATGTTGAATGACTGCCCGTCAATGTTGTGGCATCTAATATTTTTTTGCCCTGTAGAACTAATTTTATGTTTGGTATGCCACCTGTGTAAGGATTGTTATTGGCGTCATCTTGTGACTTGATCTCTTTCCATTCAAACCTACAGGCTATATGGCATAGTCCTGATAACCTGTGTAAGTTGGTCCAACCCGGAGCACCGCCTGAACTGTCAATGTTAGAAAACACGCCTGATCCATCACTGGCACTGACTTGGTCGTCCCTGCCATCAAAGAACTGCACTTTCATCCTGTCTTTGAAATCTCCCGATGATGGTTCCGCCACAACGCCGTGGGCATAAGAAGTTAATTCAACTTCTGTGTCATCCACTAACAATTTTGTGAAACCATTACACTGGCCCTCTGCCATAACCATGTCAACATAAAGATATTTGTTGTTTGATCCATTTGTTGACACGAAGACACGAGTGCCTCCTACCATCCTTGTGCCATACACCACAGGAATGTGTTCTATCGCTGACTGTTTGTTCAGCATCACTCCTTGTATGTCTGATACCTGGTCTGTGCCTATTCCAAAATCTGGTGTGTCGATGTCAAAACCAAAAGGTGAAGTCACAGCAGAAACAAGTCCGCTGAATACCTTGCCAACACCCCTCACAATACTCTTGAAAACTTTTGCAATTGGTTTGATAATTTTCTTTATTGGATTACCGCCACCACAATGTGCTATTGGACCAGAGTATTCATAAGAATCTTCTTCTATTATGTTGTCGTCTTTGTCAAAAACTATCTTGTTGTATATCTTCATGCTATCACTGGTTTCTTGTAGTAATCTATGTGATGTTCGTATCCTAATCTCTCATAGAATCTTTCCATTTGTTTGTTGTTTTTGCCAAATCCATAACCTATATAAACTTCACAGGCACCTTTTTCTTTGGCCCATTCATAAACTTTTTTGTATAGTTTTATACCTAATGATCCTGTCCTAAATTCAGGCTTTACATAAAAGAAAATGTCTTGGACATAGGTATTGTAAGAAAAATCATATTGATTCAATCCACAGGCAGTTCCGCCTATTATTTCACCATCTTGTTCTGCCACCAACACACAGAAGTTTGGATTGCCAATGCTGTTTAGGTAATAATTTTTCACACGCTCACCATCATAGTGTAGATGACTCCAAAGGCTCTCCCTGTGCTGTTGTTTTGCCATTTCACAACATTGTTTTAGATCTTTTCTTTCAAATGGTCTAATAGTCACTTACCTTCTCCCAGTTGATATCAATCTCGTCAAATCCATTTTTGATTAAGAACGCCATCCTGTCTTGTTTGTTGTTGAACAGATAAGAAGCCGAACTTGTTCTTATGTGTCTTATTTGATTTTCTCGACAGAAAGCATATATCGTATCCAATAATAATTGGTAGTATGCTTCGTGTCTGTGTTCTGTGTCCATGTGTATTAGATCAATATGGCATTTCTTTTTTGTGTTCCAAGGGAACTGATCTATCTGTGCCACTGCAAATCCAATCAACACATTATCCTTGAACAGACCAAATGCCAGGTTTGTCTCCAAAGATAAAATGTTTTTCACTTGTATATTGAAATTGGTTTTGTCAAAATCTCTGTCAACCCAACCTCTCTCAACAACGGCTCGGTATCCAAGATCCAAAACCTGTGTGATGTCTTTCTTCTCTAATACTCTAACTACATTGCCACCAACGACATTAGCCACCATTATGCTTTCCCCCATCTTATGTCTTTTACTAACTCCGGTGCGAACTCCATTCCCTTGTCATTTGGGAAATGGACATTCTGTGAAGCCGGATTTGTTTTTCTCCCATTTGTTCTTTCAAAGTCAGCAAATTGCGAGGCACAAGAAATTGTCACCGTCGCTGTGTTGTCTGATTCTCTGATTGAATATCCTGTGACCTTGCCATCAAATACAAGATACACATCATCGGCACCAAATGAATAATCGTCGTTAAGGATTGCCCTGTAAATCACCACCCTCTTATTGATGTAATCATTGTTGGTCAATAAAGCGATAGTTGTGGTGTCAACAGCGGTGAATTCCATATCGATCTCCGCTATCCTTAGGTCTGTTGTCTCAACGATGTTGCCATAACTTAAGAATTGTCCTTGGGCCAAATAAGTGTTTGTGCCGGCGTCTGGTGCCGTGTCACTATCAAATGAAATGTTTATGTTTGTGGTTGTGAGGTATTGTGTTGTCGCTAATTGTAGTTCAATGAGATCAGCAACAAATACTGAACTGCCTGCTAACTTTGTCTGAGTCGCTGACGCTATACTTCTTGCCATCTTTATATCTCCTCATTCAAAACTATTTCATACTTGAAGGCACCATCCGTTTGTGTAATGAATTTAACTTCATCTTTGTCCATATAAACTTTCACGGGGACATTGTCATAAGTCACAGTGGTTGAACTTGTTATACCTGTCACTAAAGGTGGATAAAAATTAATTGCGTCATTGGTGCCGCTAATAGTTTTGTCTGCTGTGACCATATACACCTTGTCGTGATTTGAAAACTTGATTAGGTCACCTTTCAATAATGTGCCTGAGCCACCGTCTGTCTGACAAGCACTCTGTCCCGCGGCAACCGTGGCATCGTTGGTCAATGTGCCAGATGCTGTGCCTCTTGCACTTCCTATCTCTGGTGGTATAATAGTGAATGATGTCACCTGTCCATCTAGTTGAACAAGGAAACTATAATCAGCCATAAACTCTGCCCTCGTCATAGAAGGTGATTGCAGTTTGAAACTCCAATGTTGTGCCCCTGTTTTAATTCTTTGGACTTTGCCTGACACAGCCGTCGTCACCCTGCTTCTCGTGTTAGACTGCCAGTCCAATGCCTTGTATCCTTTGTTTGGTGTGAATAGTGCCATTATGCTGTTAGACTCCTTTTGCCTCTTTCAGCGAGACCTCTGTTGATCAAACCTATTATCAGGTCTTGCCTTGTTGTTAGTAATGAATCGAAATCACTTGCGTCCAGTGTGTTGATGTTGAATGTGACATTGACATCACTGCCACTCATGCCTGCACTTCCGCTACCCATTCCCAATTCATCGTTTGGTATCACTGTGCCTGATGTGTTAGGCACGAATAATTCTGGTCCTCTCTCACCAACAACGATTGGTTGATTGGCAGTTGTTCTACCACCTTCAGCAAAGAACGGAATACCAAAGCCGCCTCCGCCAAACATAGCCAATATAGATCTTAGTGCTATCTCTACTTTTAATTCTTTGTTTAATTGTTTCTGTGTTTGGACCTGTCTTCTTAAAAATCTTTCTAAAGGT